GCTCCATTACCGTCATACTGCACCGCAGTACCAGCTACGATAGTGCCAACTTCGTTGTCAAGATGAATGATATTATTAGCTAAATCAACACCAGTATCTAGCTTAACTACAGTTAGACCAGTCATTGTTTGGCCTGATGCGACAGTTGTGACTAGGGTACCGTCTAGAGATTTAACTTGATATGATGTGTTACTAGCAACAGTACCTACTTGATAAACACTTCCGTTTGTTGCATCATAACCTGTAATTGATCCGTGCGAAGGGCTGCCCGTAATGAGAATGTAGTCATTTTCAGTCACGCCACTTGTGTCACTCGCTAAAATTACACCGCTCCCACCAATTTGATCTGCATCGACAGCCGTATTTACTGGAGCATCATCGGGATTAAAGCTTAAAGCGGATCCAAGTATGCCATCGCCAGAAGGCGATGAAGCGGCAACAATCATCTCTTGATCTGAATCAGCAATCTTAATTGCATCGCCTACTTTTATCTTATTGATGTTTGTTTGTGATGATCCACCAGTAACTGTTGCTGTAGTTGAGCCAGCGTTTAGTGTTATTTGTGCTCCAGCGTCCTGAATAGCACCACCGACAAAGCTTCCTGCGCCTGTTACAGCGGTACTGTCTGCACACCAAGATACTGACAAGCTATTACCCAATTCGCCTTCATATTTACCTTCAAAAAGCTTATCGCTACCATCTTGAACAGAGGCTACGACAGCACTTTCAGATGTACGAACGACATACAATGCATCACTGTATCCTAAAAAGTTAGCGGCTGTATAAAAGGTCTCTGCATTTGTCCAAATAATGGAATTAGCGGCATCGGTAAAACGTGTGTTTGGTGCACCGAATCTACTAACCAATTCAGTTTCAGATGTAATTAATGTTCTTTGATTTGTTGGCCCCCAACGGAATACGCCAGCTAATGCACCTTCGGTTGTAGCTACAGCCGGAGTTGAGTTAGTTAGATCGATTTCGCTGAAGTTTACGCCTGGACTTAGTTGAAAGGCCATTGTTTATTTCTCCTTGTTTAGTCAAAATTATAAACTTTAGTTTGTTGTGTATCTATTGTCTATAATGTCTATTTATAGTTTTCTATATCTCTCTAGATTAGCCAAGCATCATCGTTTTCGCTAACAGAGCGTATTACCGGCTTATCATTATCGATATCATAGTCGTTAAATCCAATGGGTAATAGACTTTCTGCTAACTCTTCTTCATTTCTCTGCCTAAGTTCGTTGACAGTATTTATGTTTGTAATTTCCTTAAAAAACATCTGATCTGTCATCCACGCAAAAAGCACTAGTCCCATAACCAAGTCATCGTGACAGCCAGATTCTGCTTCGTAAGAATTGCCTTTTCTAGAAAATGTCGAAAGTTCGTTAATTGTATCAAAGTCATTCAATATAAGTTGATCTTGCTCAATCAACATCTTGAGCATATTACATCCAACGGATTTAACTGCTTTTGTTGTTCGAATGCCTTTATCTGCTTTCTTTGAGAATCCTGTAGATATTCTTTTACCCGATCTACCTGCTGATTCCGTGAACATGAGTGTTTCCACTTCAAATTCATAGTGCAATGTCTCTGAGACTTGCTCACCTATATCATTGACTTCCACTAAAGTGTAAGCCTCATTATAACTTTTTATACTCCTATATATAATTTCAGCATAATCAATCGGTGTTATCATATTGTCTTTAAAAACACAAACTTGCCTATAAGGCATTTCTGTAACATCGACAATCTGAAATGCTGAGTAATCTAATCCTTTACCTCTAGCCACATCGACTACACAAACATATGTGTGATCCTTAATAGGCTTTTCATACACCTTCATATGATCAGATTGACCAACAGGAGTTCTAGGCACAAGACTCTTTAACTTACTTCCTTCGATCAAAGTTCCTGAAGAACCTAAAAATCCACATTCAAACTCTTGCGAGAACTTCTGAGTATCTTGATCCATTGCCGCAAGAGTCTCTTTTCTCCACTTCTCGTCTCGTCCCGGCACTCTTTGCCAAGGCACTTCAACATATTCGAAGCCATTCGTGTCTGCTTTCGCTCCCTCACAAGTCTTATAAAAGTGATTGAGGCCATTTGGCGTAGAAGTGTACAACATCTTTGTAGTTTTACCAGATGAAATTGTTGGAAACACTGAAGCAAAGAACTCATCCCAGTTTTCAACGAAAGCTGTTTCATCTATATATAGAAATGAGATAGATTTACCACGAATCGCACTTGATGATGTTGCGCCTGCGATAATCTTACATCCGTTTTCAAACTCAACAGAACCTTTATTCCACTCTATGACACCCTGCTGTAACCACTTTGGCAATGCTTCGTATGCAATCTTGATTCGATCAAGTATTTCACGAGCGGCATCACCTTTGTTTGCAAGTAAAGCACAAGTCTTATGCTCATTGAATAAAACGTAGTGTAAGATTACTGCGACTGCTGTAGTCGTTTTACCTGCTTGTCGTGATGTTACAACTGCAACTCTTCGATTATTGGTTATCTTTTCTACAATCTCTTTTTGATAATCATACATCTTGATTGGAATGAGTCCCCTATCAACGTGTACGATTTGAATATACTTTTCAGAGAAGTATGTGGGATTGTTAGCACACTTAATGAACTCGCCAACCATATTCTGAGTAAACTCAATCGGAGTACCCTTTCTCTTAAGGTTGACGTTACCATTGTAGCCACGCTCTTGAATACTAGGCATCGCTATTCTTCATGTCCTTTAACAGTTGCTGTAGTTCATTTGTTGAGCCTACAAACAGATTATTGTTAGTAGTGCCTAGTTTTGGTGCAGTATCTCCAACCTCGTCTTCAACCTTTAATTTATCTGTAGACATTTTGACCAAATCTTTGTTTGCATCTACGAGAGTCTTCATGATAGTCGAAACGACTTCATATGCTCTCGGATGCTCTGATGCTTTTGCCACATCAAGCATTTGCTCCAATGCCTCTGTTCCAGACTCGATTACATTATAGAAGTTACTTCTAGCGTACTCATAATCTTTATTCATTTTGTCGTCAGTGGGAACTTCTGTTCTTTCAATCACCTTCCCTTCGACTACATCATCCAGAGGCTCAAGTCCTAGACTCTTACCTATTTCATCATTCATAACATACCTTTATGTATTTTCAATATCTGTTATAATTGTCATTGCTTGCCAACTATCATTCTCGTTTATATTAGCAGGGACAGGGGTTGCTGTTGCTCCCGCAGGAGCATTAGTTGCTGGGCTTGCTGGTGCGGTAAATATATCGCCCACTTTATATGTCTGTCCACTTGTGCTTAGATAAGTGTTCCATCTAGTGACTGGAGTAATGCCTCCAGTTGTATCACCGAGATCATATATTCTATAGCTAGTACTCGGAGTTAATCCAGATAGTGCCTGAGGGACAGAAGGAGTTACATCTAGTTGCTCTCCACTCGAAGTTGTTGGTGGAAGATCGGGGTATAAATCAACATCAACAAACTTAATTTGCTTCTTAGGAGATGTTGGACCAAAGAAGAATGCTTTCATTGTAAAGTTAAGTGTCCAAATCAACGCTCTTCGTGTTTGAAAGTCTGCTTCATATGTGTCTTCTTGCGATACACCAGTCAACACAACTGGAATATCGACATAAGTGTTTAACTCGTCTATCATCTTAACGCTTACTGTGCAATCTGGCTTAAAGTATGGTAATATTTGCTCAAGAATTTTCATTCCATCTTCATTGTATTTTGTCATGATGTTTAGTTGAAATTCTATATCATACGGGGCAGGAGCAAACATCGTACTTACTCTTCCATCAGAAGTCGGTGACCCTTTAACCTGTGTCGTCATACTGGTTAGCTTTCGCTCAGAACTGTAGTTCATACCAGTAATCTCAAATGACATTCTTGGTAAAGTAATCGCAGGAGCATCTAAGTTTGGATCTTGCTCTAATCTAGCAAGAATCTTCTGCATTGGTGCATAGTTGATAGGCACCTTCATCTTTTGAACTGAAGTTGATCCGCTTTTTCTTTCGATTTGAAGATTGTTAAACATTGTGCCGAATACGGCTACATATCTTCTCGTTGATTCGTTGTAAAAATGAGTACCGTACATTAGAGGTCTAAGTCTCCGAATGGATTGCTTTCAGTAAAGTCTATTATATTATCAGCAAAAGTTCCCACTGTAGTATTATCTGCTAATGCATCATACGCTTCTACATTGTCAATTCTAGAAGCAACTAATGTTATCGTTCCATATGCTGTGCCGTCAGCAGTTCTGTAATAATATTCGCCTGGAGAAACAGCATTAGTTCCCGTAGTCGTTGGAGTAAAGGTCGTTTTCGCACCAACACTTCCCAATGTGCCTGCTGTAACTTGTCCTGCAACTAGAACATCTGTAGAAGGATCTGATGTCGTGTATATCTGTAATCTCTGACCAGAGTTTGTCACATCTACTTGATCAAATATGTAAGTTCTACCTATCTCAAGTTCTATAGAAAGATTTCTAACATGACTTGCAAATGGAGCTTTAGTAGGATCCAACAATAAGAATCCATTGTCGTGCTTGACTCCGTATGTTACGGAATCAGATGGAACAAATAGATCAACTTTATCAAATGCTTCATCAATGAACTTTTGACCCGTAGTAAATCTTTCTCCGCTGAACTCAAAGAGTTCTGCTCTGAGATCATACATTTGAATGGAGCCCATTTGATAAAAGATTGACTCGTGTTCCACATGCTGGATTTCAAATATCTTATTATTCAATGGAAGATAAATTAAATCGCCTTCTCTAGGCCTAGTGTTAGACTCGTTTGTTCCAATTTCAGATTCATATGTTCTTTTAGCTATTGTCATGGTAATGGAGTCACGAATTTCAAGACCAAATTTAGATAAGAAGTCGCCTTCTCCTTCGAAGCCATCAACACTTTTCACATACATTTCTGCCATATATGCATCATTAAATGTCGATAAGTCGTCTTCGTTCAATATATCATCTCTAATGACTC